TTTAGCTTTTAAAGATGGTGATTCATTTTCATTAACTTCTTTATATCCTAATTCTTTATAAGCTTTATCATCTGCTTTTTGTCCTTTTTTTCTAAAAGCAAATGGTGTAGCATATTGTGCTCCTGTTCCTGGTGTAAAAGTAGCTGAGCCAGCTCCTCCTCCAGTAGTAGACATTTCATCTAGTTCACCTTCATTCATTGTCATCCTTCTATATTCTTCAGGATATTCATTTCTAATATGTGTACGAATTTTATTTCTTAATACACGAGCTTCATCATATATTAATCTTAGTTTATCATCTGTTTTAGCTTTAGTATAAACTCCCTTAGCTGTGTTAACTAAATCAGTTGCACCATCAAATAATTTATCAAAATTGGGTAAATACTCTATTTTCCATTTAATTCCTCCTGTTTCTTTATCTATATCTACAATTGTAGATTTAACACCATCTTCTGATTTAGAATCACCTACTTTAAATTTTCCTTTTGTATCAACTTTAGGTAAATTGTCTTCAGGTGCTTCTTTTAATTTATATTTGTACTTTCCCATGTGATGTTTTTAATTCTTCTAAAAGATTACAATATTGTAATAAATCAACTAAATTTTCATTATTGATTCTTTTGTTTTTACCTATTTCAATAATAAATTTATTTACCTCTACTAATTTAATTTTAGTAGCTTTATCTTTTACAGACTTTATTTCTTTTAGTAAACTTTTTTTTATTTCTTGAATTTTTGAATTATAAAATTCTTTTAATTTGCTTGTACTATCTATATGTTCAATAAATTCTCTTAATATAGATTTTTGAATATCGGATAAGTGAGAATATTTATCATTAAATTTTTCTAGTATTACTCTATAAGTAAGAAGTCTTACATCTTTGTCCTCAGATTTAAATTCTTTTATAAGTGTGTTTTTAACATTATTCTTATCTATTTCTTTTGATGTTAATTGTTCTAGTAAAACTAATTTATTATCAACAATTTGGTTAGGATTAGTAATATCAGTTGTATTATATACCTCAAATAAAGTATATAAAGCAGCTAAAGATTTATAATCAGAAATAGTAGTTTTAAATAAATCTTCAACATTATAATGTTCTCTTAATTCTTTTACAATATTATATTTTTCTCTTTTAATAGATTTTCTATTCAATTTTTTAGATGCTTCTAATACTGTATTTAATATAACATTTGCTTTTGCTTCTGATAGATTTTTAGATTTAAATACTACTTCATATAATTTGTATTCTTTCCCTAATTCTGTATTTACAAAATATTTTTTTAATATGTTTACAGATGGTGAATCATTACCTGCTAATGTATCAGCAGTTATTTTTCTTACTAGTAATTCAAATAAAATACCAGTATTTTTAAATTTTGAATGTTTTATATACATCAATATATTTTTTTATAAATATGTTAAGATTTCTTGTTATCGCCAGTAATTACATTACCTTTAATCTTTTTTTGAACTTTATCTTCAGATAATAATACATTTTTATTAATTGGTATATCTTTTAACATATCTTCATATTTAGCCATAATTCTATTACTTTCTAAAGCTAAAGAAGAACCTTGAGTATCATTATAATCTTTTTTCATACCTTTTCTTCCTAATCTATCTTTTCCAAAGTTACCTTCTTGTTTATCTCTGTTAGTTGGTTGTTCTGTAGGACGTCCTAATGGTGTTTTGTCAGTAGTTCCTTCATCATATCCATCAGGTAAATTAGAAGGGTCTGAGTACATTCTTCCTTTACCATATAAGGCAGCTAAATCATGAGGTGTTCCATAAGATTTACCTGTCTCTAAAGGATCATTTCCTTCAGCTTCTATTTGTGTTAATCTAAAATTACGTTTAGTATCTTCATTAACTAAATCTCTATATTCATCATATTGATCCTCACTAAAATGAAATATATTTTCATAAATCCAATCTGATGGGATTAATTTACTATCCACCATAGCTTGTGCTAATGTCATTTTTTCAGTCATCAACGCAATTTTTTCTTGATCATAAATTATTGAAGGTGTTGTAAGTGAAATTTCAAAATTAGTTAAATCCCCATCTCTATAACCTTGTGTATATAAATGAATTAAAGCAATTTTATATAGTTCTGATGTGAATATTCTTTGTATACGTTCTACAGTTCTAGCAAATCTAATATCTTGTGCTGCTAATGTAGCTTTACCATCTGTATTTTCATCATACCCCATAAAAGCTTTAGGAACTTTAAGAGCAGCAAATAATTTATCTCTTAAATACTCAACATCAGCAATTCCATCCCATTGTAATCCTGCTAAATTATCTATTTTAGTTGAAGAATCATTTCCTCTAATAGGAATATAAAAATCTTCAAGCATGTTTTGCATATTAAACTTTAAATTATATTCACCAGTTTTTTCATCCATATATGGAGTACGCTTTAATTTTGTAATTGTTTTTTCCATAAATGCATCTACTTCATTTGGGGGAATTGACCCAACATTCATATAATAAATTCTTTTTTCAGGAGCTCTTACAATTCTATGAATTAACATAGCATCTTCCATTAAAACGTATTGTTTAAATAGCTTACGAGCAGGTTCAATGTAACTTCTACCATAAGGTAAGAAATTCATATCCGTTAATAAACGGAAGTGTGCCATTTCATAATTATCGAATATAATGGAATTTGCTTGGTTAGCTGAATTTGGGACTGAAAAATATCCTGAATCTGCTCCTGATATTCCATCAGGATCAAATCTGTATCTTATTTCTGTTGGGTTTTTAGGATCTCCTTCTAATCTTTCAATATGATAAGCTGTGTAAGGGATTACTCCGTACACACCAAATTTTTCTGCTATTTCTAATTTTAAGAAAAAATCACCATATTTACACATATTACGAATCCAAGGCCATAAATTAAATTCTATATTTAAAACATCATAAAATAAATTATATAAAATCTGTTGTATATTTTCATCTGAACTTTTAATATGCATTACTTCACCCATATCATTTTTTAAAGTAGATTCATCAGCTAAAATATCTAAAGCAGATGCTACAATAGCATCAGTATCCATTGCATCATATTCTGAATATAAGTAAGGTCTTAAAGTTTGATAATTAAAGTTTTGTTGTTGACCGTATAATGAGTTAGGTGAGTTTGTATAAACTCTATTAAATCTATCAATTAATGAGTTAGTTTCTAACTCTCCAGTCATTTGGATTTGATTAACATCCATTACTTTAAGTTGATCACCACCAACATTACGAATTAACACATCTGTTGAAAATAATCTTTTTAATCTTGAAAATAAACCTGTATCTGCCATTTTGTTTTGTTTATAAATATATTATAATAACCAACTTATATCCTCATCTTTACCTCCTATTTTTATTTTGTAAGGATTTTGAATATTATTAGTACTATACCCCCCACTATGAGAGGTTTTTGATTTTTGTACACTACCTAATGCTGCCCGAGCACTATCTAAACTTTGCTGTTGAAATTTTAAAGAAGTATCACGTAAAAACATACCAATTCCAAATGACATAACTAAATCATCATTATAACCTGTTTGGGCTTCTGGTCTTCCATTTTTCCATATAAATACTTTCATTTCTTCTAATAAACGTTTCGATTGAATTGTTACGGATCTATCTCCTACAAATTCTCTAAATTTATTAATACATAAAGGTCTTGTTCTCATTGACATTGTAAAACCAGGAACCATTTCTGAGTTACCTTCATATACTCTTAAATATGATTCTGCTGTTAATTGATCAGATTTTGGGGATTGGTATAAATTTCTATATCCTCTTTCTCTAATTGCATCTAATGTAGCCCAACCTATATTAGCATTTTCAACTACTAACATAGCATTGTTAAATTCTGTTGCTAATCCTGTTAAAAAATAACCAAATTCTTTAGGGGGCATTTGTCCTTTATATTCAGCAACTTGAGTATTAGTTTGAATATCCATTACATGACATGCAGAAAAATCTTTACCATCACCTCTTGCTACATCAGCTACTACCATATATTCTCTTGAATAATCAGCATTTTCCCAAATCCATAGATTTTGGTCTACACCTCTTCTTTCCATAGGATCTTTTATAGTAGTATCTTTTAAAAACTCAATCCACTCTGAATAAAATACAATATCACCTGATGTTGAAAAATCACAATCACATTCTTGAGCTGCTATTCTAGGATCACCTAATAATTCATCTTGTCTATCTCTCCATTCTTGATTCCGTTCTGGGTGAACATACCAAGGGAGTTTTATAGGTAAAAATTCATTTTCTTGAGCTTCAGCTCTTGTCCATGTTTGGTGAAACCAATTACCTGTACCATAAGGTGTACTTAATGCTATACACCCACCTCCAGTTGCTAATGTTTGTTGAGCAGATGCCCAAATTTCACCAATATTTTCAATAAAAGCTGCCTCATCAATTAATAATAAAGATACTGCTTCAGATCTACCAGCATCACTACTTGCAGATGTTGCCTTTATTTGGGAACCATTATTTAATCTTAATGTTAATTTGTTATTTTCATCTGCATCTATTTTAAGCCATGAAGGTAAATTTTCATACATAAATTTTACCTTAGTAACCATATTTTTAGCTGTATCTTGTTTAGTTGCAATACAAAGTATATTCCTATCTTTATGAAATAACATCATCCATAAGGAATAACCTGCAGTTAATGTAGAAATACCTAACTGTCTGGATTTAAGTATTACTGAATATGGGTTTTCTTTAAATAAACCTAATACTTTTTCTTGAAAAGGATATAAACTAAATGATATTCTACCCCTTTGTGGGTGTTGAATATAACAATACTTTTTCATAAAATGAACAGGATCTTTTGCACATTTTATATATTCTTGTCTTATTATTTTTTTTATATCTGACATTTATTATAGTAAAGGATAATTTACTATTGTTTCTTTTTTACTTTTTCTATTGATCTTCCTCCAAAATAAGCACCAATTACTGTTATTAATACTAACTGTAATAAATCTGTCCACTTTTGTTCAACAGTAAAATTAATAGTTCCAGCATCAATGAATATCATAAGAACAGTAGAAACTACTAGAAAAATTAAAATTAATGGTCTTACATTTTTACTTAACCATGAATCACTATTCATATCTGCTTTCCATCTATCTGTGATGTTAGCTTCCATTTTAGCTTCATGTTCTACTATTAAAGCTTTAATTTTTCTTTCAGCGTTTAATTTTTCTTCTTTTGATGTGTGTAAATTATCAATAACTCCACCTACACCTTTTACTAGGTCTGCCGCACCACCTGAAAATATTTTTGTTAATATACTCATAACTATAATTTTATAACATTGATTCTAACTCTTTTTTAATATTAGTTAGTTTTAATAATTTATCTCTTAATTTTTGTTTTTCTTCACCTTCTGCTGTCTTCCATTTATTAACAGTTGACTTCATTTCTTTTGTTGTTTGTTGTAATTTACTAGCAATAGTAGCTACTGAGTCCCCTTTTAATTGTTTAGCTGTTGGTTCTTCATCCTCCTCAGACATTAATTCACCTGCTAATTGTTTAGTTTTTTCTAACTCATCATTTAAATCTTTTTGTAATTGAATATCTTCAGGAGTAGCTTCTAATAGAGTTATAATTTTTTCTTTAATTTGAGATTTTAATTCTGACTTTTTCATATAAAAAATATTTTATTATAAATATTATGAAAAAATTACTGATTTAACCAATTTTATGCGTTCTGTAGTATTACCTTGAATTGTTGTATATTTAACATTATTTAAATCTAAAATTTCTAATATTTTTTTGTTAATATCATCCCTATATGTTGTGTCAGTTTCTCTAATTCCATTATCTTCCATACTAACACCTACAGGTGATACGTAAAATAAATAATTATATTCATTAATTAAACACTCTAATGTATGATTTAAAAAATATGATTCAGTAGCTGTCATTGATTTAGATAGTGAACTAAATGCCATTACATCAATTACTGTTCTATCTGTTATAATATTTTTTTGCATTAATTCACTTGCTCGTTCAGATGCAAATACTAGTTGACCCTTTAATGTTGAATCTGTATTTAATGGAACACCCATTTCCATAAGATATTTTGAACGTTCTGTTCTAAAAGTATAATCTTTAAATTCAGGTAATTTAGCTAATTCATTTACTAATGTTGTTTTACCAACTGACATTGTACCACAAAATCCTATTTTCATAACTTTATTTTTATTGTAATATACAAACTAATTTCTATGAGTCATACCTTTAGGAGCAGGTTTTTTATACCAAGGTAAACCTTCTCTTCCTTTTTTAATTTCATTCCATGTTTCATAGTCATATTTAATACCATTTAAGTAATATTCTTTTCTTCTTTGTTGTTCATTAATTAAAGCTGGTTCTTCTATACTATGTAATTTATTCATTCCATTACATTCTAAACATAACATAGTAGTAATAGATCCGTCCTCTTCTTTCTTTCGGAATTTTCTATTTTTAATATGTTCATTCATATTTACTTTTTTCATATTATAATTTTTTTAGTTCAGATTCCATTCCTTTTTTAACATAACCATCATTTCTTTCATTATATATTTCTCTTTCTAAATATTCTTTTCTTTCTTTTTTATTCATTTTATTTTGAAATTTCATAAATGATCCTTCTTTATCATTAGTTAAACCACCTATAGTATAGATTTTATCATCTTCAGACCATGGTCCTTGTTTATCTGCATGTTCTAAAAACTCATCAATAGCATCACTCATTGATAATAATTGTTCTGCTACTAATGTTCCTTGTGCTCCTGATACTGTAATACCTCTTGCACTTAAAGCATCACCTACAAAGTGTACATTAGGATATGTTGTTAAACTTAAATCATTATAATTTACTAAGGGTTCAGGTGATAAATACTTAACTTCAGGTACATAAATCCCCCAATCATCTTTAAGAGTTGGAAATACTTTTTTCATATCTTCAATGAAATCTTCTATATAACTATAATAACCTTGAAATGCATCTTTAATTCTATCTAAAGAATTAATATGCATAGCATCAACTAAAATACCTTCACTAGTCATACCTTTTTCACGTGTTGGGGAATAATATAACCCTGAATGAGCTTTACGAGCATATCTGCCTATTCCTTTAGAACAATCCATCCAAGATTCATTTACTTTTTTAACTAATTCTCTCGACCAATCAAATGGTTTTTTAATACCTTGGATTTCCATTAAAATTCCAAAATTAGTCATGTTATTTCTATATTCTTCTCCTTTTTTAGCATGTCCATTATAACTAACATCCCCATAAGTTTGTTCAACTGCTACATAGGCAGCGTTATTATTAGTACAAAATGAACGCAACGATACTCCTTTATCCTCAAATTTACGATATAATTTAAAATCATAACTTATGTCAATTAATTTTTGAAAATGTTTCTGTGGCGCCTCAAATCGAACACCAATTTGTACTGGTTTTGATTCAGTTGGTAAGTTATATTGTTCCGCTAGATGTTTACCAAAATCAATACCTGACTTGCCTACACCAAATATAAGTGTATCATAACCCATATGGAGAAGTTTATCTTCACTTCTATATAATAAAGAATTAGCATCAAAATCAATACCTGTTACCTTACTTTCCCAAATAAATTTAACACCACCTTCTACTAAAAAATCATACCAATTTTTACCTATTTCATGTAGATAGTCTGTACCAACATGCCATACAGGAAATAAACGTAACCCAAAATGGGGTTTAATAAAATCTGGTTCTGCTACTGGGTTAGAACATTGTACTTCTTCTGGTTTAGGGTGAAAACGTTTAAAATTATTAATTACTTGGTCAAATAACTCCATTGCTTTTTCTTCACCTACATATTTACTTAAATGTCCTCCAATTGAAGTATGATAGGTTAATTTACCATCAGACCAACCTCCAGCTCCTAAAAATCCAGTCATTACTTCTTCATATGGTCTTAAATATGGATCTTTACCCATATCAATTATAGTAATTTTTCCTTTATAACCTTCATCTATCAGCTTAGTAGCAGCGTTTACATTTGCTACTCCAGCTCCAACCATTATTATATCTTTATTCATTTATTATTTAATTTTACACATTAATATACGTAAAAAAAATGTGACCTCCAAATTGGAGGCCACAGATCTCTTTTACTTTTTTTACAAACACTCGGCTATGAATCGAGCTATAAGTTATTAACAGTTGCAGCAATTACATCCACAACTTGTTCCACATTTACATTCTTGACAATTACACATAATTTTAAGTTTTTTGATTAATAATTTATTTTAACTTGGATCAAAATTAGCAGCATAAGATGCTTCTATTCCTTTTCCTTTTAATTCATCTACTATTTTATCCAATATATCTTCATCATATCTTCTTGGCATTTGTACATCAATACCTAAATCTTTAAAATATTCTTCTATATCTTTATTAAAACTTAATTTTTTTATTTGTTTGCCATCTTTATAAAGATACATACCATAAAAACGAAATCCTGGGTCTGTGTATGATATTGAAATTTCATCTACATCATTAGCTAACGCCTCAGCTAAATATTGTTTTTTATAAAAAGAATGTATGTTAAAATTATTCATATTATTAGTATTTCCAGTATTTGTCTAATCCAACTCTTTTTAAATTAATATTACCTTCTTCAGCAGTTTCAATTTCACCTGAAACAAAATCATTAACTTCCCAAGCAGGTGTTTTATTTGTAAACATAATTCCTCCAAATAAAAAAGTAATGTTACGAATAAATTTTTGCTCTCTATCTGATAGTAATTCATCATATGCCTCGTATTCAGTCATATCACCATCTTGATAAACAATAGTAAATTCTTCGTTGCTTATTTTTTTAGGTAAAAATTCTTCTTCTTCTTCCTTTAATAGCTTACTATCAGCTAAATATTTTTTTAAGTTAAAATTATTCATTATTGGTCTTCTTTATAGTTTTCAATTACATTATCTGCAAATGCCTTAGCGGTTATTGAAATATTTTCTGGATCAGATCCTTTAGCATTTTTTCTTGCTTTACGATAGTAATAATCATTTGATACTTCTATGTACTCTTCTAATTCACCATCGATCATTTCATCACCTATTTCTAGTTGAATTAATCTTTTTACTTCTGGTAGGAAATCATCAGCTGCATCAGACACATCAGCTGCATCATCATAAGCATCTATATCCCAAGTAATTTCTTCTTTTAATAGCTTACCTTCAGCTAAATATTTTTTTATGTTAAATTTATCCATTTATTTTTATTTTTAAATCTGTTGTTCCTTTAATTACACGGTGTATTTCTCCTTCGGCTATAAATATACGATCTCCTTTTTTAAGCTCCAATGGTAATTCATTATCTTTTTGAAATTTCCATCCTTTACCTTCTAATATTTCTATTTTTCTATCTTCTTTATCTTGATGCCAAACAAGATCCATTTCATTAACATTTTTAGAAAAAGTTCTTATGTTATTATTATGAGAATAAGGTTTCATTATTTTAATTCTGGGTGGAATAATATATCTACTACTTTAGCATCTTTTTTAATTGATTCACCATCAACTTCAACTTCAGC